GCAAAGCACCTCCCTCCGCAATCAAGGACAACCGGCAGGCTTGATCAGCCGGTGCCAGGGAATCCGGCTACTGCCCAACACGACCCTTAGCCTGTTCTTCATGACTCTGGAACTGCGGATGCACAGATATTGCCTCCATGCCGAAGCACTGTAGCGCAGTTTCTAGACACATTTCATCTTCTGTCTGCGCAGTTACCTGTGAAAAACTGCGCGGCAGACCTCGACCGGCGTGACCGTGCGCAGCCGCACCGCCAGAGAAACCTGAATGGCGGGCGAATGCTCCGCTCACGGCGGAGCACGCCGTCACCGGACACGCTACCGGTACCAGCGCGGAATCGCCCGTTTTTATATAATGTGGACAACTCTTGCCGGACGGGCGTCATCGGCTGGGGGGGAGGGACCCGAAGGAGGCGGACAATGCTGATTGAGGTGACCGAGGGCGCTGAGGCTGAGACCGAGGGCCGGGCGCGCCGGCTGCTGCTGGACCTATTCGAGCTGACGATGCGCCAGCCCACCGCCTGGGTCCTGGTCGCGACACTGACGCGCCGGCTCGGGCCGCTCAGCACCGCCCAGCCGGTGCTGGCGCGGGCTGAGCTTAGCCGCTGGCTCGACTTCGACGGGCCGTCCCGCATGAGGCGGGTGCGGCTGAGCACGGAGGGCCGCGCCCTATTCGAGCGGCCCGCGATCCATGGCCGGCCGCGGGCACCCGAGCCGCGTCACCGCGTGGTGAGCTGGTCGACCGGCGCGCCAGCGGCGCGGCGGGCCTCGGGCTGACGCGCCGGCTCCGCGCCGAGCAGCGCCAGCGTCATCCTGGCCAGTGCCGGATTGTCGACGGCGAGATCGATGCGGCCTGCGGCGATGCCGTCGAGCCAGGCGGTAACGCTCGCCACGATGTCGATGCCCATGACGATCCTCCTCTTAGGGCGCGTCGCCAGCGGCGCGCCGGGCCGGCTTGCAGGTGCAGGTTAGGTGAGTGCCGCCGATGTGGGTGCTACGGGGCAGGCCAACGTTCCAAACGATCGAGTCGCAATGGACGAACTCCGGGCACGATAGCTGCGGCCGCAGTACGACAGCCTCGTCCGAGCTGCTGCACGCCGCGACCAGCAGGGTGCACAAGATCTCGGCGCATTGCCGGCGCATCTCAGAGCTTCACAAGCGTGGTGACGGTGCGGGTCGGCTGGATGTTGTTGTGGCCCTGATCGCCGCCCGCGAAGTTGATCTGGATGTTGCTCCCGCTTCCGCCAGTGCGCGGCGCGGCGTTGCCGAGATTGCCGCCCGGATTGTAGCCGCCACCGGCCGTCGCGAACGCGCCCTCGGGGATCGCATGATCGTGCCCTGGGTCGTAGACTGAGTGGGTGTGCGTCGGCATCTCAGCAATCGCGAGCACGTGCCGCTGCTCGCCCCCGAACTGACCAAGCCGGCTGAACACGTCGAGCACGCCGCGCGCCGCGCCGCCCAGGCTGTCGTAGGTCGCTCGAACGCAGCCGCGGAAGTCGAGCCCGCCAATGGTCTTCTTCGCCTGCCAGTCGGACTGAGCGGTGGCGCCGCGCCCCCCGCTCACCGGGGCGTCGGTGTCGGAGAGTCCATTCCAGATGTGCAGGAAGAGATTGTGGCAGTCCGGGTTGGCGCGGATCGTGCCGCCCGAGCCCGCGTCGCCGATGGTGCCGGCCATCGCCATCACCCAGCCGGCCGGCGCCGATGACAGCGCGCCCATGACGTCGACCACCGAGCCGGTCGGGAAGGCGAGCCCTTGCACGTTCTGCAGCGCCGCCTGGATCGCGGCCTGGACGAACTCGCAGGTCGCGACCGATGGCGTGTTGTCGGTGGACGCCTTCGTCACCGCCTGCATCGCGTCGGCGAGTGCCACGATGCCCGAGACCGTGTCGATATTGAACAACGCCAGGTCGCCCCTGGTGGCGCCCGAGAAGAAGTTCCATACCCAGCTATCGGCACCGGCCGCGTCGTTCAGCCAGTCGAGGCCCGGCACGACGTAGCTCGGTCGATTGGCGCCGCGGTGCTTGGCGTAGAGCGCGTCGCGCCACTGGTTCAGATCGCCTGCGAGCTGGACTCCATCGACGACATACGGGTCGATGTTGCCGAAGTCGAACTGGCTCATGCGTGGCCCCCATAGCCCTGGACGAAGTAGTCGATGGCGCCGCCTGCGTGCGGTGCGCCGGCCGCGTCGCGGTGCTCGACCTCGAAGTGCTCGGCGTCGCTTTCGATCAGGACGATGTTTCCGCCCGGAGCAACCGACTGGCGCGCGGTGAGCTGCACGGTCGGCATGCCGAGAAACGGCACGACATAGGTGACGGTGAGATGCCCCGTGCCATCGAGGGCGACGTCGTTGCCCTGGATCGAGCGCAGCGGCACTTCGATCAGCACGCCCGCCTCGTGCGCCTTGAGCGCGGTCAGCAGGTCGTAGAGCGAGCCGACCATGCGCCACTCGAACTTCTGCGCGGTGATGACGGTCGACTTCAGCGGGAACCAGTCGCCCCAGGTCGCGCCATCGTCGGTCGACACGCGGGTCTCGATGTGGGCGTCCCACTCGGCGCTGATATTGAGCGCGAGCGGCTTGGCGGCAGCGAGCGGTCGCCAGTTCGACATCGCCGCGCTGTTGCCCATGGCGAGCGGCTGAGCTGAGGCGAGCGGCAGCCACTTCGCCATCACCACGCCGATCTTCGCGCCGTGGCCCTCGACGTAGCCGGTCATGGTGACGCGCGTCGAGGCGCCAAGATCGAAGCCCTCCGCAAATGAATAGACCCCGACGCGGGTCGGGGTCTTGTTCAGGGCGACGCCTCGGTCACCAGGGAAAACCTCTGGCGGGCCGGGCTCGGGCTCGTCGGGCGGCGGCAACCACAGCTCGTCCCTGTTGCGATGCCAGAGCCCGAGCTCACCCAGCCACAGTGGCTGCTGCGCCTCGTCGAGCACGGTCGACTGCTCGGTCTGCTGCGGGCTCAGGATCGCCTCGGCCCATTCGTCGCTCTCCTGGCCGAGCGAGTCGATGGTCTTGACCATGAAAGTGCCGGCGCGCATCGGCGTCTGCACCTGGGTGGTGTTGCGGGTGACGCGGGCGATAGACGTCGTCGCGCGGTCCCACGAGGCGCCGCTGCCGATCTTCTTCGTCCACTTCACCCAATAGAACATCACGTCGACTTCGCCGGTCGGCGTCCAGATCAGCGTGACCAGGTTGCCGCCTTGCGGGGAGATGTAGAGCGCGGCCGGTGGCTTCGGCTTCTTGCTGAGCCCGACTGGCGTGAAGCTGTACTCGACTGCCTGGCTGCGCCGGCCGATGCTGTCGAAGGCGCGCAGCGTGACGGTCCACTGCCCCTGGCGCATCGCCGGCACTTCCTGGGCGATGCCGACGACCTGGGTGAAGCGGCGATAGTCCCCGCCCGGCCCGGACATCTCGAGTTGATACCAGGCGACGCGCGCGTCAGGGCTCGCGGTCCAGGTGATGACGACGCCGAACTGCGGCGTGCCCGAGCCGTCGAGATAGATGTACTCGGTGTCGGTGACGTCGGTCGGTGGTGCCAGCGGCCCGGTCGGGAACAGCGAGAACGGCGGCAGTGGCAAGAGCTTGCCGGTCTCGACATAGGCGAACTTCTCCTTGTGATACTCGGTCGCCATCACCTGGTAGATGCCAGGTCCCGCCTCGGCGATCTGGTTCACCCGCCACTCGGTCGGGTTGACGACCTCGGTATTGATGGCGATCCACATCGAGGCGGCCGGCAGCGGCTGGGTCTTGCCGCTGACGCGGAGCTGGTTGCCGGCCAGGAGCGCGACCACGGTGAGCATGATGATGGTCGGCCGCTCGCCCTGAGCGGCGCTGCCGAGCGTGACCGCGAGCTGCCAGCCGGGCTCGATGACCGCCGAGACCTGGTCGAGCGTGACAGTATCGCTACCCTCGTCCTTCAGCAGCCGGCCCGCGATGCGCGCGCCGACCCGGCTCGGGTCCGAGATGGCGATGATCTGGCCGGGCTGGACGTCGGCGTTTTCCAGGCCGACGCGGAACGACACGGCCTCGGTCTCGAACTGGCTGGTGTAGATCAGCCAGCGCCCGAAGCGCTGCGCCTGGGTGCGCGATGTGCAGCCGAACGCCGCTTGCTGGGTCTCGCGGAAGCCCTGCTGGGCGACCAGGGTCGGGTCCTGCACCAGCTCGACCGCGGGGTTGTAGCTGTCGCCCGGATCGTTCCAAGTGATGGCTGCCGCGGTGTAGCGCGTGCGGTAATCCATGCCGGTGTAGTCGAACAGGCCGTCGACGACGTCGGCCGGCCCGAACAGCCGCTCGATGGGACTCGGCTTGTCCTGGGCGATGAACACCGTGCCGTTCGAGAAGTAGATGTTCGACAGCATCGACGAGGCGACCGCGCTCAGCACCTGCCAGGCGTCCTGGCGGGTGTTGATCACACAGTTGCAGGTGAAGCGCGGCTCCAGCCCGCCCTTGCCGTCGCTGAGCGGCTGGTCGTTGTACCGCTGCGCGTCATAGAACGACCACTTGTCGATGGCGCTGACATCGATATCGCGGCCGAGGCCCCAGCGCTCGTTGATCAAGAGGTTGTAGAGCACCCAGGCCGGGTTGTTGGTCCATTGCGTGAAGAACGTGCCATCCCAATTGCCGGTGTCCGTGTGGCTCCACGGCTCATAGCTCACCGGTATTTGCACCAGCAGCCCATCGAGCAGGAAGGCGCGCTGCGGCAGGTTGGGGAACTGCTCGGCGTCGACCGTCATGGCGATGACGCAGGTGTCATCGTAGGCAATCTGGCCGTCGATGATCTCGGTGTAGGACGACCAGAAGAGCTGGTTGGCGAAGCCGCTCGGCGCTGGCGGGTCGAGCCGCGTGACGCGCGCCTGGATCGACGTCGTCGCGGGCGGGAGCTGAACGCGCACCGCCCGCTCGTAGGGTGACATCGTCTTGCCGTAGATGCGCTCGGTGACGTAGTTCACCCACGGCCCGCCGTCGATGCTGAGATCGAAGGCATAGGCGACCGAGTAGCCGTTTATGTCGCCATCGTTCTCCTGCATGTAGAGCGCGGGGATGCGCAGGATGTAGCGGATCGCGCTGATCGCCGGGTCGCTGAGCCGCCGCACCACCGCGACGTAGGGCTGGCACTCGACGCCGACGCCGCTGGTGCTCTCGGCGATCGGGTAGCCGGGGATCGCGTCCTGGGATGGGTAGCCGTAGCGGAAGTCGCCCTGCAGCAGGTTGAACTGCATCGCCCCCTGCTCGTCCATCACAGGCGTGCCGTCGAGATAGACCGACTGCCAGAACTTCGATCCGTCGAGCCGCGCGGTGTGCATCCCCGACACCACGCCTTCGCTCAGCACTTCGAGGATGCGTGCGGTCGCCCGGCTGCGCAGCGTGTTGGGGAACTCGGTCGGCGTGTGCGGTGAAGTCTGGCTGCCGCCACCGCCCTTGCCGTCGCCCTTCGCCGCGATCCGCCGCGGGTCGGCGATGCGCCGCACGACGACACCGGCGCCGCTCATACCGCGATGTCCTCGACGTTGATGCCGCCCGAGGCAACGATGGAGCCGACCAGGTGAGTGCCGAACACCAGCGGCACGGGGCCGCCCTGCTGGCTGTTGTTGGTCACGCCATTGAAGAAGAAGCTCGGCCGGTCGTCGGGCCGCGCCTGGTCGGTCGCTTGCTGTGTCGAGGCGCCCTGCGGCTGCGCCGCGAGCAGGCCCGCGATGCCGCCCAGCACCATCGCCCCGCCCGCGAGCGCGATGGTATTGAACGTGATGCCCATGGCGATCTCGGTCGACATGGCGGCCCCCAACGCCGCGAAGCCGGCCGGCGCGGTGAGGCCCGCGGTCACGATGGCCGCGCCGATCAGGACCACGCCGACGATGATCTTGCCGACGCCCCCGCCTCCGCCCGCGGCCTGGGTTGCCGGCACGATATGGATCGGCTGCCGGCCGACGCGCATGCCAAGCAGCCCCGGCGCAATGGCGTTGGCCAGGCGCGGCGGGCCGACGATGACGCGCCAGGCGCCGCGCCTCAGCTCAGGCCGCGCCTCGGGCCTGAGCGTCATGATGGCGCGCACCGCTTCGGCAGGCGTGGTGACGTCGAGCCGCCAGTGGCGACCGAAGCGCCGGCCCACCGCGCCGTGCAGGTAGACGTCGCGGATCATCGGGCGAACCGCAGGGCCAGCGTGACATGGCGGCGGTAGCGCTGGCGCGGCACTTCGCAGGACAGCCGCGTGTGGTCGACCGGCCGGATGCCCGAGGCGTGGTGCAGCATCAGATCGCGATCGATGACGATGGCGGCATGCATCGGCACCGCGAAGTTGAAGCTGAACAGCGCGACGTCGCCGCGCCGCGTTGCCTCCTCCGGCGGGATCTCGACGAAGCCCCAGGCCTTGAAGTTGGCGCGGTAGAGATCGAGGCCCTTGGTCCACCACTCCCAGCCGCGCGGATAGTCGGCAAGTGGCACGCCCGCCGGCTCGAACCAGTCGCGCACCAGCGCGTAGCAGTCGTGCACGCCGTGCCGGAAGCCGCGGCCGATGATCACCTGCTTGGGGAGCTGATCGCCGAAGGCGAACAGGTCGAAGGTCGGCAGCACCATGATGACGAACGGCACGCCGAGCTGGAGCTGGTAGGTCATGTCCTGAGCTGAGGGGCAGCCCAGGCCGTTGGGATGGGTGTGGAAGAACAGCTCGGCGTCGGCGACGCGCAGCAGGTCGACGTCGCTCAACAGGACGTCTTCACCTGGCGTGGTCGAGCGGTTTTCGAGGCGCTGGTACTCGCCCCCGCTCACGATGCCCGCCGCCTCGTCGGGGAAGGCCTCCATGCCATGCGCGTAGGCAGCCTCGAACACCGCCTGGGTCCAGGCAGCCGGCAGCGCCGGGCCGAGCGGCACCAGCTCGCGTCGCGATGGGAGCTGCATGTCATTTTACCTTTCCGACGCCTGGGAAGAAGCGGGCCGGCAAGACCTGGCTGGCGAAGCGCCTGGTGCAGCCGGTCATCGAGCGCGAGCACTGGTCGTGCTCGGCGGTGGTCGGATGATCGTCGATATCGAAGAACAGCGCGCCCGCGTAGGGGCAGCTCGCGTGGCTGTAGTCGAACGCGAGCGTCACCGGGTTGAAGTAGCGATAGGTGTGGGTGCAGACGTCGCGGAGGATTTGCCGGCGCGGGAGCTGGGTGCCTTCGACGTCCCAGCGCGCGGCTAGCTTGAACACGATGGCGAGCGCGGAGTGGCTGGTCTTCTGAGCGACCACGAACCGGTCGCGCGTGATATAGGCCAGCGGATCGGGCGTCTCGCCGTCGTCGAGAAAGCGGCGCAGCGTGAGGATGCGCACCACTTCGGCGCCGACCAGGCCGTCGTAGCTGTCGACCAACAGGTTGCCAGCGCCATAGATGTTGGAGATCGTGATGTTGGGCTGGGGCAAGGCACCCTTGGTATTCAGCTCGAAGCCGCTCGCCTCCATCGGCAGCGGCACGTAGGGCTGCCCGCCCCAGATGATCTCGTGATCGAAGTCCTGCGCCGATGTGAAGTAGAACAACTGCCCGCCGAGCCGCGTCGTATCGAGCTGGAAGAGCGTGATAAGCCCCTCGGTGACGAGCTGGCTGTCGCTCATGGGACGGGCCAGAGCACGCGTTCGCGACTGGTGCCCGGCCCCGACATCGCGAGGATGTTCCAGGCCGAGCCGATGATCGCGGGCCAAGCATGGATGTCGTTCACCGGGTCGTTCTGCAGCGCGTACAGGTAGGAGCCGTCGCTGCGCTGGCCCCTCACCAGGCGCTGCATGAGCACGCCCGCATAGTTGACGTCGGTGCCGCGGTAGGCACAGACCACGCCGAAGCTGCCCTCGTACCAGGGCGTGGTCACGGTGTTGGCGGGATAGCCGTCGACCGGGACGAAGGTGGTGTAGCCCGAGAGCCCGCTCGCCGGATCGGTGACGTAGTAATATTGATCGGCGCGGGCGAGCGAGTGCACGGCATCGCTCTGGCGGTTCCACTTCTCCAGGAGCGTCGCACCCCAGGAGTGGGTGTCGAGCGCGTGCATGCCATCGGGCACGTTGGCGCCCGCGGTCGCCACGCCGCCCTGCCAGAAGATGCCGTCGATCCCGTCCCAGCCATAGCCGGTGGTGAGCATCGCCGCTTTGATCAGGTCCGCAGCCTGGCGGTAGTTCACGACGCCGCTGCCGTAGAGTTGGTCGGCCAGATCGAAGCACCACCAGCAATCGATGTTGTGCTCGACCGACCACCACGGCACGACGTAGCTCGGGTCGAGCACGCCATCGACATAGCGGCCCTTGCCGCCGTTGATCGTGCCGATGCTGTTGGTGAAGCCCCGGATATAGTCGAGGCAGCGCTTGGCCGCGTCGGTCGTCGGCGTCTCGAAGAACCAGCTCTTGAACGGCGGCTGGTCGCACAGCAGCAGCGCGTAGCAGACCCAGGCGACCGCGCCGATGCGGCTGAATCCGCCCGAGCTGCGGTCATAGAGCGTTGCCTGGCCTGAGCTGAAGGGGAAGCTGCCGTCCGAGGCCTGCACGGTGAGCAGCGCGTCGACCAGCTTTTGCGCAGCCGTCGTCTCGCCCAGCGTCAAGAAGGCGACCAGCGCGACCGACTGATCGTACAGAAAGCAGGTATCCTGGAAGCCGTCATAGTAGACGCTGGTGGTGTCCTGGCCGGCATCGGACGCAGGCACGATGAAGCTGCGCATGAGCCCGCTCGGCATCGTGTACTGACCGAGGATGCGCCTGGTGTTCACGTTGACTAGCGAGACGCGGCCGACCGCTCCCCCGGCCGCCAGCGCCGCGATCCGCCAGGTCCGGTCCTTCTGCGCCGGCTGGATGCTGGTCGGGAACGGCGGCACCAAGTCGGTGATCGCGCGGTACTCGATGCGCAGGTCGGGATAGGCGCCCGCGTCGACCGCGTTCTCCTCGGCCCAGGCGACACCGACCTGGCGCACCGAGCAGCCGTTCTGCTGCTCCATGAGCCGCAGCTTGATCTTTCCCCCGAACGGCTGCGGCCGGCTGATCGTGAAGGCGCCGGGGCCGACCACCGGCTGCAGCGCCCAGCAATACTCGACGTCGGTCTCGTTGGTGACGAGGATTTGATAGGTAAAGCCGGCCTGCTCGGTGAAGCCCTGCAGGCTGCCCTGGATGACGTAGGGGCCGGCCCCGCTCAGCGTCACGCCGACGAACTGCGGTGAGCCGCCCAGATAGGCCGTCGAATAGAAGTCGCGCACATCGCCCGGCCGCTCGGTCTGCAGCCAGGCGTGGCCGACCATGATGCGATTGGCGTCGGCATCGGCGTCGGCCTTGCTGGCGTAGGTCACGATCTGGAACGACCAGGCGCCGGCCGGCACCGGATTGACCGAGTCGGCCCAGGTCGCGTTCGCCGCGATGGGCGCAAGGAACTGTTTTACGCCGTTGACCGTGCCCAGCACGTAGTAGCGGCCCCAATTGGTGCCGCCATCGGCATAGATCGAGTTGGGATCGTCGATGTAGGGCGGCGGCGGTGCCGGGTTGACCATCTGCCGGTGCCCCGCGTAGCCGTCCATGGTGTAGAACGGCACATCGACGCGGCCCGAGAAGTCGACGCGCGCGCCGGCCGTCACCGGGAACCACAGCGGCCCCTCGATCAGCACCGGCGAGTAGGGCACGCCCGGATTGGGATCGACCGGCAGGGTGTAGAGCCCGGTCCACGGCCCGGTCGAGTGCCGGTCGATGCCGAGATCGTCAGGCACCAGGGTGGTCGAGACGTAGGGCGTGCGGCCCTCAGCCTGCGCCTTCAGATAGGCGAGCGACTTGCTCACACTCTGCGGCACCGAGGCATCGGGCGTCGGCGCGTGCGGCTGCGGATTGAAGCACTCCGCGAAGGTCACGCTCAGCAGGCCGACGACGCCGCGGTCGAGGTTCTTGTCGGCGATGGTCGCCTGCCAGGCATCCGCCGTCACGAACAGCGGCGCGTCGTCATCGGGCGGTTGGAAGTAGAAGCCGGATGCGGCATTGCTGCGCAGGAACGTGTCCATCTCGTCGAGCGTGGCGAGGCCCTCGAACGGGAAGTTGAGCGTCCAGGTCGGCCGCACGGGATTGAGCCCGCGGGTCGCGCGATGGATGTAGCCGTCGCCATAGGGCGCGACGTCGACCATGAGCGTGCTGGCGCGCCCGGCGCCCGGCTGAGGACACCAGGACCAGAAGGGCTGCGGCTGATCCATGGGCGCCTCACGCAGTCATGCGGCGGTAAAGCGCGCCGCCTGGCCGCTTCTCGTTGTTGATCACATCGACCACCGCCGCCTTCACCTTGCGGCCGAACGCCAACGCCATGGCCGGATTGTCGGCGCCGACCGTCTGGCCCATGTCGAGGTTGATCGTGACGTTGCCGCCGCCCTGAGTTGAGGCGGCGGGCTCGATGCGGCCCGCGACCTGGGGCACGAAGCGCTCGGGTCCGCGCTCGCCGACCGTGTAGTAATAGCCGGGCTGCACTTCGCCACCGGCCGCCTTGCCGCCGCCGAACACCGAGCCGAGCCCAGAGGCGATCCAGCCAAGGATGCCGCTGCCTGGCGTCGGCGGCCCCATGCCCCCGGCATCGAGCCGACCGCCGAAGCTGCCGAACACCGAGTTGAAGATCGCCGAGGCCGCAGCCTGCGCTGCCATCTTCGCCAGCATGAGCGCGAAGTCCGCGGCGATGTCGCCGAAGGTCTTGCTCGACTTGCCGGCCAGCACGTCGAGGCCCTCGTCCATCACGTTGACCAGGCCCTGGAAGATCTGCCCGCCCGCGCTGAACAGGTCGTGGCTGCGCTCGAACTGACGGGCCGCCAGCTCGAAGCCTGCCGCCAGCGAGCCGAGATCGTCGTCGTAGCGGCGCGCCTGCAGCGCCGCGTTCTGCAGCGCCTCGGTCTGCTCCTTCAGTGCCCGCGTGTAGGCCTGGTCGCTCAGCCGGCCAGTCGCTTTCTCGCGGTTCAGATCGCGCAGCACGCGGGCATAGGCCACGGTGCCGTCGCCCAGCCGCTTCTCCAGCTCGAACGCCTGCTGATTATACTGGATGCTCTTCTGCGTTTCGGCCTGCGCCTGCTTGGCGCCGAAGATCGCGTCCTCCAGCGCCTTCTCCATCTCGTGCGGGATGGTCTTGTGCTGGGCGATGCGCGCCAGGATGTCCTGGGTCTCCTGACGGGCCTGGACGATGCGCGCGAGATCGTCGATGTCGGCTTGCTGGTTGCGGCGCACCGACGCGGTCGCGTCGTCCGCGGCCTTCTGCACCGCCTGATAGCGCTTGATGATCGCGTTGATGTCGTCGGCGTCGCTGCCACCGCCGCCGCCCCCGGTGGTGGTAGGAACCGGCGGCGGCTTGTAGGGCTCGTTCGACTTCTTCTCGATCTCCTGCGCCTTGCGGAACGCCTCCTCGGCAGCGGCCAAATCCTTCTGCGTTTGATCGCGGGCCTGGCGCGCGCGCTCAGCCACGGCTTGCGCCTCGGCCACCGTGGTGCCGGGGCTGGCACCCTGGCCGCGCAGGATGGACTCGCGGATGCGGCCCGCCGCGTCGCCGCCGCGCTGTTCGATCTGCTGCTGCAGCTCAGCGGCGCGCCGCGCCTCGCCCGTCGCTTTCTGCAACGCGACCTCGGCGTCGACCGCCTTTGCGCGCAGCTCGTCGATCTGCTGGATCGCGCGCTGCTGGGCGCTGATGCCGACCAGTCCACCGGCACCGGTGAAGATCGCCATCAGCTCGCGCACGCTGGTGATGGTGCCCTTGTAGACCTCGAAGTAGGCCAGCGACGAACCGGCATCGCGGATCATCTTCGAGATCGTGCCGAGCACGGTATTGACCGAGCCGCCCTCGAACTGCTGGCGCACCCGGCCGACGATCTCGCCGAAGCGGTCGATCTGCGTGGCGATGTCGGCGAAGGCCTTGACCGTGTCCTCGGCCATGAGCTTGCCGGTGTCACGCAGTTCGTCCGTCATCGCCTTGAGCTCAGCGCGATGCGTCTTGTAGTAGGCCGCCTGCTGCTCGAACGTCTGGCCGTTCAGCTTCGCGGCCTTCTGCAGCGCCTGGATTTCGTCGACGGAGAAGCCGAGCTGCTTGCTCAGCTCCTGCTGCTGCTTCGCGGCGTCGGCCGTCGCCAGGCCCCAATCGACGACCTGCTTCACCGCGACCGCCGCCGCGCTCAGGATCGCCAGCGCCCGCAGGTCCTTCAGCAGGCCCTCGACCCGCTTGCCCTGCGCGTCGATGGTTTTGCCGAAGTCCTCCAGCCGCTTGGTGCTCTCGTCCATGCCCTTGCTGAACTCGGCGAAGTCGGCCACCAGCTTGACGAGGACGTCGCCGATCACCGCCATGGCTATCCTCCCCGCCAATTGAGCATCTGACGGTCGACCTCGCTCAGGCCGTCGTCGGGCGGCGGCTCACGGTCCCGGATCACGAAGAAATCGGAGGCCAGCACTGGCGAGGCGTCGGCGGAGCGCTGCAGGTTCACCATCACCGAGCAGAGCAGCCCGAAGTGCAGGTCGCTCAGCCGATCGGGCAGCGGCTGGTTGAGCGCGTCGAAGCGCGCCCAATCGCTGAGCTCGCGTGCCGACATCGACGTCTCCAGCTCAGCCACCGTCTTGTGCAGCGCCAGGGCGAGCCGGTGCAGGAAGGCCCGGCCTGGCTCTAGGGGGAAGGGCCTGGCGCCTCGTCGACGTGACCGTTCGGCTGGGCGCCGGCTGTGTCGGCGACCGCGGGATCGACGTTGCGCATGCCGTTCACGAAGGCGCAACGGCCCGCCAGGTAGGCCAGCCTGTCACGATGGCGGAACGGCAGGTCGTAGATTTCGTCGACCGAGCTGAACACCGGCTCGCCGGAGTCGGCGTAGCGCAGCGCGGCCACCAGCATCAGGTAGGAGCCCTCCTCCCCGTCACGCACGAAGGCGTCGATGATCGGCTTGCTCTGCCGGATCGAGAACTCGACGAACGTGACGGGGCGATCATTCCAGGTGTTGCGGTCCATCATGCCGCCACCGCCTCGGCGACCGGCGCCGGCTGGACGGGCCTGGGCGCCACGCGCCCCCCGGCCACGCGCGGCACGAAGCCTGGCGGCGGGGTCTTGTAGAAGTGGACCTGGCCGTCGATCTGGCCACCGATGTTGTTAGCCACCGCGGAGTTGACGCCGAGCGAGACGTCGAAGGTGTTCACGATGGCCATGAAGGTCCAGCCGCAGCCATCGGGCAGGCGCACGTCGATGGCAACGTCCTCGCCCGAGCGGTAGGCATCGCGGGCACGGAACATCGCCGTGTCGCTGCAGTCGTAGAAGCCGGCCGCGGTCCAGGTGCCGACCGCGGGCAGGCCGGCCACGATGCGATGGGCGATGTCGCATAGCGTCGTGACGTCGACCGTGGCGCCGGCCGGGTTGTTGGCGTTGAAGTTCGAGCGGCACAGCTCCAGCCAGGTCGGCCCGAACAGCTCGGCGGCGGGCGTGCCCGCGCTATTGATGGTGCTGCTCTCGCCCGTAGTGTCGCTGTCCTCCAGCGTCACCTGCTGGCCGGCTACGTCGAGCACCTTGAACGGCATGAACTCGATGCTGTTCCAGCCGGTGTTCCTCGGCACGACGATCTCGCCCTTCTGCGGCGCCGGCACGCCGACCGCCAGCGTGAGCACGCACGGCTTCGCCTTGGTCGCGCTCTCGATGGGCCAGAGGTTGGCCTCCAGGTCGTTGCTGATCATGATGACCGAGCCTTGAGACGCGAGACGGGACATGGCGGCTCTCCTTCACTTGGGCATGGCGCTGACCGCCGCGTCGATCAGCTTGAAGATGGTGTCGCGGAAAGAAGTGATGGATTGCGGCGCGACCCCGCCGAACACCGGCCTGATCCACGAGCGGCTCTTGATGCCGCCGCGGCTCGCGGTCGCCAGCCAGCGCTGCGCCGACTTGAGCTGACGGGCCTGGCCCTTGGCCGTGCGGGCGATCTTGCCGCTGCGCAGGAACGTTGGCGTGCGGACGGCGCGCCGCGGGCCGGTGCCGAACTCGAGATAGCGCCACCACAAGGCGACGTAGCTGGTCGGCGTCGACTTGCGCCGCTTGGCGCCGAGCCGCTTGCGCACCAGCGTGGCGAACGGCGTCGCTGGCCCCGCGATGCTCTGCGCGTATTCCTCGACGTAACCGGTGAGGCTGGCGTCCTTCGGCTCGCGCTGGATCGAGACGCTTAGGCCCGAGCGGATTGCCCCGGTGCGCCGCAGGAAGGTGGTGTAGGTCGCCGCGCGCATCGGCTTGGCCAGCGCCCAGGCAGCTTCGCGTAGCGACTGCCGACCGATCTCACGCTGCACCAGCGTGCCGAGCTTCTCGAAGTTGGCCTTCGCGTCGCTCAAGCCCTTGACGTCCACGCGGGTCGGCATGGCGTCACGGTGCCGGCAGCGGCGGCGGCTCGGGGAAGCCCTGCCAGCCGCCGTGCAGCATGTCGGTGCCATCGCGCCGCGTCTGGAAGGTGTAGCGCGCTGTCATGGCGAGCTGCCACCACTCGCCCAGGCCCTCGGGGTCGACGTCGTGCGGGCCGTCGACCTGCCAGATGATCAGGCCGTCGCGGCGCGCGCCGTGGAAGGTCTGCCGGATGTAGTCGACCGGCAGATCGAGCGCGGCCGGGCCTGAGCCCGAGCGCGTGAACAGCCCGACCAGGATGGTGCCGGTCTCCTCGACCCACGGCATCGAGCCCAGCGTGACGTCGCCGCGCGCCTCGGGTTGCAGGATGGCCGCGCCCCATTGATCGGGCGCGGTGTTGGTGTCGTGCTGGAAGTTGACCGCCTCCATGTAGGGCAGCACGTCCGCCGGGATGCGCTCCTGCCAGATCGCGAGGAAGACGGAGAGCGGCGTGGTCATTGCTGGCCCCCGATCAGCGCCATCTTGAAGAAGGTGTGCGGCGGCACGCCCGGAACGCCGCGCCAGGTCTCGACGGCCAGGCGCTGGGCGCCGACCACGACGCGGTCGAAGCGGCGCGGCGTCTCCTGGCCGGTCACGACGGCGAACTGTTCGGCGTCGATCACCAGCAGGAAGCCTTGCTGCATCGCCGCGGCGATCAGCTCCTGTGCATTAAGCGGGCGCATGAAACCGCGCATCACCGATGGTGCGAGCGCGCCCTGCGCCTGGTACTGAAGGTCGCGTGAAAAGAACTTCAGCCCCCAGCGCTCGGCAGGCGTGACGAAGTCGACGCCGTTCATCATGCCACGACCACGACCGCGGTGGTGGTCGGGAAGATGTCCAGCCCCATGCCCGAGCGGTGGTCGGTGTAGAGATCGAGCAGGTTGGCGTAGGGGCCGAGCAGCGGATCGGCGACTGCACCGGCGCCCCTGAGCGCGCTCTCGACGAACGGGTTGGCGCGACCCACTTCGACGTCGCCGACGTCGATGACCGACACGCGATTGATGCCGCCGACGCCCATCCCCGCAGCCTGCGACTGCCGCCCCATCCACAGCATCTGCATGACGCCGAGCAGGCACTCGTACAGATCTGGCGGCAGCTCGGGCCAGCCGGCCTGATAGGTGATGCGCGCTCGGCCGCACGCCAGCTCGTACCCGAGATCGTGAGCGAGCTGCGTGGCGGTGAGCGTGAACAGCTTTCCCGACACCGGATCGAAGCGCGCGTCAGCCGCGACCAGGTCCTGGTCGTTCAGCACGACCGCGTCGATGCTGGCGACCGGGAAGTAGCGCAGGAAGATCGAGCCGCGCCGCGGATAGGCGATGACGGGCGGCTGGACCGCCACATAGTGCTGGTCGACCAGCTTGCCCCAATCGTCGACGAAGGCCTGCGGCGGAGCACTGAGCTTGCGGAAGGTGTAGGCCTCCATGCGCGCCCACACGCCATCGACGCGGCGCTGCAGCCAGGCATCCTGGCTCGCGTCGCCCGCGGCGATGCCGAGATCGTCTTTCAGGATGGCCAAGTCGACCGGGGCGTGCGTCACCGCCGCCACGGCCTTCGCGGCGCGGATATCATCGGCCACGGCGGACCTCCCTACCTGGAGTGCTTGCCGAGCAAGTCGTCGAGCACGCTGACGATCAGCGGCTTGAACGAACCGATGACATGGCCCGACTCGGTCAGCTCACCGTCGTCGCTCAGCGCGAACGCCCGCTTCTCGGGCCTGGCGTTCCTCCCGCCGACCTTCAGCCAGTGCTCCGCGCTGCCGGCGCTGCCAGGCTCTATGCCCTTCGACGGCACGAGCGCGTGGTACTCGCCGAAGCGAAACACGCGGTCGCCCGCCTCATAGGCGGCGTCGGCCGACCAGTAGCCGCGCACGATGGGCACCGCGAGCTTGCGGATCATCGCGTAACTGGTGCCGTCACTTAGCATCGCGCGCAGCGCCACGGTGCGCTCGCCTTCCCAGCGGAGATCCAGGCCCGCCACGCCGACCAGCAACGGCAGCCAGCCATCGTCCTTTCCGGGCTCGCCATCGGTGTCGCGCCGCGCCAAGAACAGCCCGTTGCGATGACGCACCGTCACACCGGCGCCGTGCCGCCCCTCGGTCCAGACGGGTGGCGGTACGAACGGCGGCAAGGGCTTGGCAGCGACCGCGCGCTCGATATGCCTGGTGAGCTCAGCCTTCACGCCGACCAGCTCCTCGGCGACGACCGTCGAGACGATGGCGAGGATTTCCTCGCGCGTCATGCTGCCCTCCTCATGTGCCGCCGCACCTGGGCACGCACCACCGCGAGATCGATCGCGCCCTGGTCGACCGGCTCGGCTGGGTCGTCACCGGGGGCGGGGGAAGGAGCCGGCGCAGGCGAGCTCGGCGGCTGAGCTGAGGGCACCGCGTCGATGGGCTGGTACTGAACCTGCACGCGCGGCGTCTCACCGCCCTTCACCGGCTCCAGCCCCTCCTGGGCGCGCACTTCGTTGATCGACTGCCAACCCGCGTTCAGCGCCTCGCGATAGGCGGCGTATCGGACGTCGATCTCGGTGCGCAGCATCGCCGACAGGTCGAGCTTGAACTCGTAGTCGAGACCAAACTCGAAGGCACGCTGGAAACGCTGCTCGATGTGCGCGATGTGGTAGCCCAGGCACTCGGTGATGAAGACGCGCCCGAGTTGCTCGGTGTTGCGGTAGGAGACTTTGGTCATATCGCCAAGCATGAAGGGCGGCACCCGGAAGACGCGGGCGACGTCTTCGACCGACCAGCGGAGCTGCTCGATGAGCTGAGCGTCCTGCGCATTGATGGTAAGCGGCTCGAACTTGAGGCCCGAGTGCATGACAGCGATCTTGCCCATGCCCTCGCCCCGATAGGCTTCGTCCCATTCCTGCTTGAAGCGCGCCGCGGCCTCCGGGGAGATGCGGCCCGACTCGCTCGTCAACATTCCCGAGGGCCGGCTGGCATTGCTGAAGAACTGCTGGCTGTTCTGTAGGATTTTGAGGCCCACCGCGCTCGACGCGGCGGCGGCGAAGATCGGTGTCACGCCGACCAGTGGATAGCCCGGCAACAGCGGCAGCCGGTGATGGATCATGTCCCGCTCGGGCACGATGGTGTTGGGGGCCAGGCCCGCCAGGAAATCCTCGCCGCACTCGTAGAAGATAGACCCGTCCTGGGCGATGAGGGGCTTGACCCGGTACGGGTTGAGCACATGCATCTCCTGGATCTCGTTGCGCCGATTGCGCCGCGCGAAGCAGTAGGTGTTGCCCTGGAACAGGTAGCTCTGGACGAACGCAAACATGAAGTCGGGGCCGGTCTGGTAGGCGTTCGGCGCCACCATCAGCTTCACGTAGGGGTCGCTACGCAGGACCGTGCGCGCGCCGTTATCAAGATCCACCTCGAACACTTGCGAAGGCAGCTTGGAGATGTCTGACGCGATGACATTGATGCAGGCATAGACCGCCGAGAAAGCGATCAGCTCCTGGCCCAGGGAGGGCGAGTTTCGGTTCATCTGCCACGACCCGACCGGCCCGCGATCGCCGTTGCCCCACCACGAGCTTGGCCACAGCCATTGGGCGCGCGGCAGCGTCGAGGCGCGCACTAACCCGAGCATACGCACCCCTCGGTCAACCAACCCCAGCAGCCGCAGGCCGACCGGCGCGGACACAGCCCCTACTCCTTCGCCCGCATATCACGCCGGCTGTAGCGGCTTGCTGCGGACGGTGACCCCTCCGGTGGGCTTACCGTCGTCACGTAGCTAACCATGCGCAGCGCCGCCATATCGGCCGCCTCGGCACGCGGCATGTTCAGCACCCGACCGCGAGCCAACAACTCGCCGCGGTAGCGAAACACTGATTCGGCACGAACGGTGACGTCGTCACCCTTGGGGGCAACGCGCGTTCGCCGCTTCGGACGCGGATCTGGCATTGATTGCCTCCGTTGTTTGGAAGAGCGACGCGCCGCGATGAGGCGGCGCGTCTGTTGGTCCTTCAGGCGGCTAGCGCCTGCGGCTCCGGCGCGATCGGATGTCCTTCGGGCAGGGTGCCCATTGGAATCGGCGTGACGCCACCAATGCGCTGTACCGCCGCGACGCGGCGCATGAGCCAGTAGATATAGCGCTCCGCCTTGATGCCCAGCATGTTCTGCTGCCACAACGAGATCAGCGGCGCAGGTGGAGTCCCGGGCGCCGTATCCATCTGGAGCGACGCTTCCTGTGAAATGTCGATCATGGTCTGGCCGTCGTCGGCGACCATCATCTCGCTCTGCTCGAGCAGGACGATCTCGTTGATCATATTGCCCGAGATCACGACCGGGATGCCCATCAGCGTCGGCGGCGACTGCTGCATCGTCGGGAATGCGAAGATATCGGTCGCGGTTCGCAGCACCGCGAGCGTCATCGCGATGCCCGGCGGCATAAGCCAGACCGGCCGCCGCAACGGGATATTGTTGGGCGGACTTGTCATGGCCACCATGGCCGCGGCAAGTGCGTTGGTGATGCCTGTCACCGTATTGTCGGCGGCGGCATGAATCGCCGCAGCATTGGTGATCGACGCCGGCTTCAGGGTCGGGACCGCCACGACGGCCGGATCAATGAACTGCTTGTCCATGAACTCCGCGATCGTGGCGATCAGGTCGTCGCGCACCAGCTGCTCGGCGCTCGGATTGCTGAAGCGCGCCAGCTCATGGGTGATGACGCAGATCACCGCAATCTTGGCCCAAGGAAGCGTTACCTGGTCGAAGACGAGCTTCGATACCGGCTTGCTCAGGCCCTCGCCCACCCAGTTCGCGGTGGCGCCCGCGGTCTGACGCGGGATCTTGATGTTGAACGGCACCGAACGGTAGCCAGTCAACCGGCCGACGATAGTCTCCGCACGCAGAAGCTCGATGAACTCGCTCGTCATAACCTGATAGTTCACGAGCGGCGCGGCCCAGGCGGGGTCTGTCGTGGTGCCCGCCGCCACCGCGGCGCGCAGCACTTCCACCACTTCCGGGGTCTCATTGTGCCAGCGCTTGGCGATCTCCACCGCCTGCACCAGGTTGCCCTTCGAGCAGGCGAGCGCCATCACGTAGCGTGTGAACGCCTGGCCCTTGAACGCCTTGAACGGCTTTGGTTCGAAGGCCGGCGTCGGGTCGAGCGGGTGAGGTGCCGGCCGGGCGCCGGCAGCGAGCTGACGCTCGGCCTCTTCGAGCCGCGACAAGGTCTGGTCGATGTCGGCAATGCCGTCCTTGATCTTGTCGAACTCCTTTTGCTCGTCGGCGGTAAAGAGTCGGAGCTCGGCCCCCTCACTGCCTGCCGCCTTGGCGCTGAGCGCTTCCAGGGCGTCAAGCTGCTCCTTGCGCTGCCTAAGCAGCGCGTTGATCTGATCTCGCAATTTCATGGGTCCCCCTTAGTCGAAGGAGGTTGATCGTTCGGCTCCGTGCCTCAGCCGCGGCCTGGGCAACTGCCCGCGGGCTCGTGGTGAACAGCAGGACCTGCGTCGCATCGGAGATGCCGAGCGACTTGGCGACGGCGAGTGCCTGCGGGTTGGCCGGCACGGGCACGACGCTCAATTCCAAAAGCTCTTGGCTCGTGAACTCGTAACCGGTCCAATTGCCGGCTGAGTCGACGAGCTGATTGACGGGACCGGTGGGCGTGAAGCCCACCGACGCTGCACGCAGGAAACCGCCTTCAACTGCCCGCCACACATCGTCGCTGAGCTGACTGTCGCCCTCAGGCCGGAACAGGCAGTCGGCGATCAGCTCGGTGCCGACGACTTCGATGCTCGGCACCTGGCCGACCGGAGGTTGGCGCGAGTCGTGCGCGAACAGCAACACCGGGTTCTTGCGGAAGTTGTCGAGCTGCCAGCCCGAGGCGCGGATGATGTCGCCATAGCGGTCGACGCTCTCGTCGCTGGCGACAAAGCGCATCGTGCGCTCCTTGGCATCGACCGTCTTGATGCTAGCGGCTCGGCGCAGCACGGCGCCCGGCCTGGGCGGCTCTCGCTTGATAGTCATGGTCGGCTCCCTGCTTGCGGCTGGCTGAGTGCGGCGGCCCTGACTTGCCGCGTGGCTGCGCCAGCGTCGGCGTACCGCCGCACTTCATCCGCATGGCGCATCAAAAGCGGCACGCAGCCATCCACAGAAGATCGTTATGTCCGCAATTGCCCGCTAACCGGACGCCTCTGAGCTGGTTTTCGACCTGTATGACAATACTTTTTGAACGAATATGATCCTAACTCATCAAGGCGCGAACTGGGGTCTCTCAGGACGAGGCCGTCGAAAGGCGCGAAATGCGCCCGGATGAGCGATATGATGAGGAGTTCCAACTATGCCCGCTCTCCCGCAACCACCTAAGTTTTCAAAGATTGTTCATCACGTAGTTCCTGCGGGATGGCAGCGTAGGTTCGGGGCGGCGAACCAACCTGGGCCATTCTACAAGAACATTCGCAGTGGGCGAAGCTTTCCGGCCAAAGGGCCTGGCGACGAAATGGCTGAACCATATGCCAACCTCATCTTTGATCAATACTATCGTCAAAGCGATGAGCTAGAAGATAAACTCTCGCGGTACGAGTCTTGGGCGATGAATGCCCTCGATCGTGTCATTGCTACCGGAATAATCGGTGCGGCAGAAAGAGTCGACCTAGCGTATTTTCTCGCACTACAGAGCTGCCGATATCCGCAAAAGTTCGCATCGCGACTTGACCTCGGAAAACTACTCGCGATAGCGATTGGAGACGCCAGCAAGTTCTCGGATGCAAACACTTTGAATCGGCACTTACTCCAAAGCGGATTTTTGCCCGGAGCGGCCATTAGCGACGCAGAATTTCAAAGTCTGCTAAAGGTGCCGAAGATACAACTTGCCGCCGAACTGGATGAAATATTGATGGCACACGGTTACGAGGCTTACTTCAACAAAGGACTCGTCTTGGATGCTGCTTTACCTCTCGCCGAAATGTTGTTGGGCTTCGACTGGGATCTAATCGTTTCTGCGATGCCCACCTTTATACTCTCGGATCGACCTATGCCCTCGGATAGGATTGGTAACGCGTTTGCGGTCGGCTTAAGCGCCAGCTACGCATTGAAATGCCGCCTTCCGGCAATGCCTGTTAATGCCAATCCAATTGTAGCGCGCGCGGCGACCGCAAATGACGTTCAGGAGGTCAACAGCGAAGTTCGAGGACGCGCCTATGAATGGATATGTGGTCCGGATGCTGCAGTTCACGGCATGTGATTTTGTCTCTAGCGGAGGTTCATACCGACCGCGGAACTGAAGAAAGTCAGCAAGTAGCTAGAGCAGTAGACAATCCACCAACATAGCAAGGGGCGTGGCTGACGTCCGCGTTGAGCTCGGGAGCGGACATCGTTGCCTTGGCCCTGGGGAGAGCCTCCGTCTATGAGTTCGCGGCCTAGATGAGAAACATCCCCGGCTGAGCCTCATTCAGCGCCGCGGTATAGCGGCCGATGGCCATGATCAGCGCGGTCATGCCGTCGATGCGCCCGATGGACTTCGCCTTGTGCGGCATGCAGTTCAGGTTCTTGTCGTGCTGCACCTTCATGTTCGAGGCCATGACGGCGAGCACCGGGTTGTTGCCGTGGTCGAGCTTGCGGCCCGCGAGCAGCGCCAACAGCTCCTTGGTCGGCGCGGTGTAGGTCCTGATCCCCTGGACGAACTCCAACGCCTCGACGCCAGCCTCATTCAGCTCGACCGCGAGCTGCGTGGCGTTCCATGGATCGAAGGCAATGCTCTCGAGCTCGAACGCTTTGGCGTCCAGCAAGATGGCGCTCTTGATCTCCTTGTGATCGATGACGTTACCGCTCGTCGCCTCGATCCAGCCCTCGTCCACCCAGCGGCGGTAGGGCATACGGTCACGATCGGCGCGCTCGGTGATGGTGTCGGCCGGCATCCAGAAGCGTGCCGCCACGCGCATAACGTTGTCCTCGTCGGGTTCGAACAGCTTCACGAACGCGGTGATGTCGATCTTGCTCGACAGGTCGAGCCCACCCCAGCAGCGCTTGCGCTCCAGCTTGTCAGGATCGAACCTGCCGCGGCTATTCTTTGCCCACTGCGCCATGTCGATGGCCCGCTCGCTGTCGCTGGTGCGCACGTTCAGGCGCAACCGCTTGAAGGCGACCAGCGTGCTCGGCGACTTCGCTGCCTTCTGAGCCTGGCGCTCCAGATCGTCGAGCTTTACCGAGATGCCTAGGTTCGGATTAGCCTTCGCCCACGCCTTGGGGTCGTCCCAGCGGTCGTCCTTGTCGATGGTCGAAATGAAGGCGAACACGTTGTCGTCGTGCAGCGTGCCTTCGAGCACCTTGACCGCGTAGTCGTTCTCCGCCGCGTACACCGACTCAGGTGCATCGTCGCCCGCGGTGGTGATGATCCAGATGAGCGGCTGCCGGCGCGCCCCGACCGCGGTGTCCATCACGTCGAGCAGCGCCCGCGTGCGATGTCGGTGCAGTTCGTCGATCAGCACGCAGTGTGGATTGAGACCGTCGAGCGTGCGTTCGTCCGAGCTGAGCGGCTCGAACTTCGAGCCGGTGCGGTCGACGCTCAGGTTCAGCTTGAAACGGTTGACGTAGCGTTGCAGCTCCGGGCTCGCGCTCACCATGCGCTTGGCCTCGTCGAAGATGATGCGCGCCTGGTCGCGCTTTGTCGCTGCCGCGTAGATTTCGGCTCCCAGCTCGTCGTCGCACAGCAGCATGTCGAGGCCGACTCCGGCAAGCAGTGTCGATTTGCCGTTTTTTCTCGGCACCTCCTCGTAGACGTAGCGGAAACGCCGCGTGCCATCAGCGCGCTTCCAGCCGAACACCGAGCCGATCACGAACTTCTGCCAGCCGCTGAGTTCGACCGGCCGCCGCGCCCACTCGCCCTTCGAGTGGCGCAGGAAGCGCGGATAGAATCCGATGCGATGCTGCGCGGCCCGCGGCTGCCAGAGCAGGCCGCGCTTGCGCCCCTGCTTCAGGTCGTCGAGGTGGCGCCGCGCGGCCAGGCACACATAGCGGCAAGCGGGGACGCGCCGACGGACCACATCGCGAGCCCAAGCCGTGACTTCGTCCTGCTGCTGGTCGGGCATGCTGCTGTCCACTCGCGTCGATTGCCGCGACTGCCTCGCAACAACCCGATGTTCTTTACTGCTCGACGATTGCCGAAAAGAGCAATGGGTTCCGGCGGCACCAGAGCTATGTGTCGGGGGCCCCGCAATGCGCGGCGGCCGGATAGGAGCTTGTGACGATGACGAACCCCCGCAAACCCGCCGACGCCAACAGCGTCTTCATCGGGCACTGCCTGCGAATCGACGAAGCGCTGAAGCGGATCACCGAAGCCCGGCAAAACCACTTCGACGTCGACCCCGAGCAGCCCCGCAAGTGGGACGAGGTTGGCAGCGCCGAGTACGTCGCCAACGCCCTGGAGCAGCTGGCGGCCTGGATCGAAGGCACCCCTCAGTAAGCGCACCGGCAACCCTCCGGGGCCCGACCATCACCCGATGGCGGGCTCGGGGCAGTGGGGGCACCAACAACCCGCCCCGACAGGAGCGATCATGACGACTGACAACAACAACGACGGCCTCGAGATCCCGGCGCACCTGAAGCGCGAGCTCAAGGCCAAGCCGGCGGCCAACGCCGATGCTCTCAACATCGCCGGCGCCACACCGGGCGCCAGCCAGGTCCTGGCCGACGAGGCCGACGCCGCCCCGCGCAAGCGCAAGGCCAAGAATCACGGCGGCCAGGAGCTCGGCGAGTACCTCAAGCAGAACGCCGCCAAGGCCGCGAAGTCCGGCAAGGCGAAGGCCAAGGGAGCGCCGAAGGCCAAGGCCAAGGGGGCGCGAAAGGTCAGGGCCGCTAAGCCGGCGAAGGCCAAGGCTGCCAAGTCTACGCCGCGCAAGGAGTCGAAGCAGGCCCTCTTCATCGAGGCGATGCGGACGGCCAAGGGCATCAGCATCACCGAGGCGGCCGAGCGGTTCAGCTGGCAGGCGCACACGGTGCGGGGCGCCGTGGCCGGCGGCCTCAAGGCGAAGCTCGGGCTCAAGGTCGAGGCCGAGCGTGACGAGAAGCGCGGCACGGTCTACCGCATCAAGTGAGCCGCCGGCGCCAAGCCGGCCAACCAGAGCCCGGGCCTCACCGCCCGGGCTTTTTCGCTCCATGGGGGTGTCCGCCAGCCACACTCGGCTGGGTTCAGGCTCGGCCGCCCTGCCACAAGTGGAGCAACCATCAACGCCTTGGCCGCTCCGGAAATTCAGCTATCGAGCCGGTCGGGTTTCTCGTCGAGGTACTGATCGAGCGCGCTCTTGTGCGTTGGCGCCCGGGCCCCGCCGATGTAGTAGTGCCCGCCTCCGCCCTCTTCCGCCGCTTGGCCGAGCGCCATGCGCGCCGATGGCGAGAAGCCCATCTCGGCGCCGCACCGCATCATGATCAACGCCTGGCGATTGAGAATCGGCAGGAACGGATTCTGGATCGCGTTGCCGTCCTTGGTCTTCACGACCAGGCCCAGCCGATCGATCTCGCGCGCAGCCCGGGCTCGCACCACTGCCGCCAGGCACCACGTCACCAGGATCTCGCGATCGGTTGCCGTCAAGAGCCCCCGGGGCGCGTTTTCGAGCGCATAGTCCCACTGCGCGCGCTGCTCGTCGTTGAAGTATTCGGGCGGCGCCCACAGTTCGCCGACACCTTCGGGCACCTCAGCGGGCAGCGCGTGATCGTGCGGGTTGCCGTGGAGCTGCTTCAGCAGCAGCGGCTGCGGCTTCGTCCCTCGCTTCATCGGCCACCTTCTCGCGATCGGCGCGCTCGAACGGCGCACCATCGGCCTCGCGCCGCGCCTTCTCCCCCGAGAAAGCCTCCCACCTCTGGACGGCGACGTCGACGTAGGCCGGGTTGAGCTCGATCGCCAGGCACCGACGCCCCGACATCTCGGCAGCGACCAGCGATGTACCGCTGCCACAGAACGGCTCGTAGACCGCCTGGCCGGCGACGCTGTTGTTCAGCATCGGCCGCAGCATCGCCTCGACCGGCTTCTGGGTGCCGTGACCGTGGCCCGAGTCGTCGCGCGCCGCGATGTCCCAGCGCGTCGATTGCGATCGGTTGCCCTGCCAGTGGCTTCGGCGCCCCTTGCGGACGGCGTACCAGCACGGCTCGTGTTGCCAGTGGTAGTCGCCGCGCGACAGCGCGAAACGGTCCTTCACCCAAATGATCTGCGCGCGGATCTCGAAGCCTGACGCGATCAGGCTCGCCTCGACGACGCCAGCATGCCGGCCGGCGTGCCAGACGTACGCGACGTCGCCCGGGAACAGCGCCCACGCCTCGCGCCAGTCGGCGCGATCGTCGTTGTCGACGTGCCCGAGCTTGCCGGCGTTGAGATTGACGCCAGCTCGAGCTCGCCACTGGGGATCGTAGTTCACGCCGTAGGGCGGGTCGGTCACCATCAGCATCGGCTTGGCGCCATCGAGCGCCTTCGTGACATCGCCGCCGATCGTACAATCGCCGCACACCAGGCGATGGTGTCCCAGGATCCACAGGTCGCCCGGCTGGGTGAACGGCACCGCCGGCAGCTCCGGGACGGCGTTCTCGTCGGTGAGCCCACGCTTGAGGTTCGCCTTGGCGATCAGCTCGTCCACCTCGGTCGCGTCGAAGCCCGTCAGCCCGAGCTCGAAGCCGGCGTCACGCAGATCGCCCAGCTCTAGCGTCAGCAGCCCTTCGTCCCAGCCGGCGTTCAAAGCAAGCTTGTTGTCAGCGATGACGTAGGCGCGCTTCTTCGCCTCGGTCCAAGCGGTCGCGACGATGCAGGGCACTTCCATGAGCCCGAGCCGCTGCGCCGCGAGCACCCGCGCATGGCCCGCGATGATCTCTCCCGCGCTGTCGATTAACACCGGAAAAGTCCAGCCCCATTCCTGGATGCTGGCCGCGACCTGGGCCACCTGGGCATCGCTGTGCGTCCGAGCATTGCGCGGGAAAGGCTTCAGGGCGGCCACAGGGCGGCGTTCAACGTGGTCTGCCGGCCAGGTTGCGGTCATGGGGCCCTCCCGGGCGAAGGCGCCGTACGGCCAAATTTATCGCCCCCCTAGCGATAACTTGCCGGTGCGCGTCTGGGGCGGTACGGCGCGGTCTGTCTGTCCGGCTGGTTACACGACCTGCCCCCCTAGCTTCTCTCAGCGAGGCCGGGCGAAGCCCTGATCGCGCGCCGTACGAGCCGAGTGGTGCGGGTGGCAGAACGAGCGGAGGTTGGACCAGGCAAGCCTGAGCTCAGGATGGTGGCGCACGCTCAGCAGGTGATCGACGTCAGTCGCTGCTCGGTAACATCCGGGCTGCGAACACAGAGGGTAGTGCTTCAGGTACACGGCCCGCAGGCGTTGCCAGTCAGCGTCATAGCCGCGCGCAGCAGCGCCTTCGCGCTGCTGATCGAGCGCGGCCTTGCGGTGCCGCTCGCGGTCAGCGCGTGAGCGGTGCCACGGCACGCGGTGAAGCGATGGCCGCTGCGGCATGGGACGCTTGAGGATGGTGGGTTGCTGCGGAGCTGCGTTCCGGACACAGCTCGACAAATGAGAGTGTAGTCAACTCCTTCGCCGATGCCTTTGTCAAGCTATCGGCGCGCCACTCGTCGCGGTGCTTGCACCAAAGATCGAGTGCACGAATGAACCTGGGCAAGTCGGCCGCGGTCAGGTAGCGCTCGTCTTGCACCCACTCCATGACCACGTGACCGCGAAGGCGAAGGCGTCGCTGCAGCTCTGGCGCCCACGTCAGGTAGATCGCGATCATGCGGGCTTCGCGCACCGACATCGACAGGAAGCGGTCCCAGCCTCGATGCGCAAGCACGGCCTCGGGCGATGCTGCGCGGTAACCGAGCGTGCGCGTGAGCGCTTCGAACGCTTCGGCGACATCGATGCCAGCCTCGAATTGCTCGGCGCTGATGCCTTGGGCCTCGGGCCCGCGGTCGAGCAGCACCATCATGGTCCAGGGCCGCTTCTTTGCCTCGGCCAGCGGTGACGGCTTGACGCGCTCTGAGCGGTCGACTGCGCGCCGGCGCTTGGCAGCGCGCCGCTGGGCTCGTGACTTCGACATTCACTCTTCTCCTTGATGCACCTGGCGGGCGTCCGTGACAGCCGTATTCCAGGCAAAATTGATGCGGTCGGACCGCGCGCTCGCGGTGGTGAGGCGGCACTCGAGACAGCGCACTCGTATGAGGCGACCCTTGCGCGGGCCCCGCTCGACGACCGGCAACGGGTCGCGTGTGCTGCCGCACGGACACGGGAGGCGAAGCGGCTGCTTCATGCATTGCCTCCGCGCTCGTTCGAGTAAGCAAGCAGGCCCTCCGTCGTCTTGGCCCCGTACAGGCGCTCGCCCAGCTGGCGGACCATCTCGCGCTCAGGCCAGGTCAGCCGTTCGTCGTCGATCTGGATCACAAGCACGCCCTCCACGTGCCATCCCTGCTTCTTGATGGATTCGGGCGACAAGCGGTCTCCACCGAAGCCCCTTGGCGCCCACCTCATCGGGAGACCTCATGCAAAACGGCGGCGTACCCGGCGATATCGAGAAGGGAATCCTCGTGGCTGGGATCGTGCTTCAAGCGCTCCAGCTTGAGGTCGATCATGCAGAGCGCCACTTGCGCGGCTGTCACGGGATGGCCAAGGGTGAGCGACCAGCGCTGGGCGATTGCCTCCATGCTCTGGCCCGCGTTCCCGTACGCCCTGCCTCGGTCCGCCACGACAGTCGCGGCATGCCGCAACATCGACAGCGCGCTCATCGCAAGCCTCCGCCGGTCTCAAGCGCCCAGAGCAGGATCGCGATGGCGTCGGCCTCGTTGTCGTCGCTCGGACTGTACCCACGAGCACGTATCGCATCGATCACGGCTGCCTTGTCGGCGTTGCCCTTGCCGGCGATGAAGCGCTTCATGGTTCCGACAGGCACGCCTTGGTAGGCAATCGATCGTTGCTCGCACCAGGCGGTCAGCGTGGCGAGCAGACCGCCGTGCACATGCGCAGCGTCGGTGCTGAGATGCCGCCGGACCTCCTCGAAATGGATGGCCGCGATGTCGGGCATGTCGTCCGCAACGCCTTCGAGCCAGCCCCGGAAGCGCAGGTAGCGCATGCCGCCGCCGTCGTAGCGGCTGGGCTTGAATGACACCGTCCCGCTGGTGATTGCCCCGTCCGGCAACGACAGCGCCCAACCGGTCGACGTGCCGAGGTCGAGCGCGAGCATCGACCTTGTCACGAGACCAGCCACCGGCTGGCCGGACGCCGACGGTACCGGCGTGTTCGTTGAGAGGATCATCTTGAAGGCTCACGAGAAGTGGGCCTTCGGCTTCGGTCGAAATGCTTTACGCAGAGAATGACGTCGCATCAATTGGAGTGCGGGTTTGTGCGGGCGATTGCGGAGATGTCAGGTCTCGCAGGCGGAGGCCTGCACCAACCCTAGTCGGCAAATGGAGGGTTTGGTGACACGGGTTCATCCAATGAATTCATAAGCTTGACCCCATTTGTCACCGACTTCCGTGTCACCAACGGGGGTCAAACACTTTTCTATAGGAGGGAGTCCATTAGGCTAAAGGTGTTTTATCCCCCCACATATGCCTCTTATATCCGTTGGTGACGTTGGTGACATTGGTGACAACGTTGATTTCGTTGAGCTTCTTGTGTCACCGACGTGAGACGTGTCACCGACCTCGCTGGATAGGTTGATGACACCGGACAATATAAAGGGGCCCAAAGGCCCCTTCTGCGTAACGACGCTTCAACGTCGATATCGCCACTCTCGCCTGACTTCCGTCCGAGCCTGATACCGTCGCCAGCCATTGGCCTTCAGCCAAGCCGACACCCGCATCTGGTCAGCTCGGGACCACCGGGCGGGTTCGATCCCAATCGCATCCGCGAGGACTTCTCCGACCGACACGTCAACAAGCGGAGCGCGCCGCTCGATTTCTTCTTCCTGCCAGTCGTCATACCCAGCATAGCCGCGATTGACGCGCCGACGCTCCCACCCGATCCAGCGCTCAATCAGGCTGTCCCAGGCGTCGGCCTGCATGCGCTCCGCCTGGGCAGCGTCGGCCATCGCGACGAGTTCCGGATCCTGTAGCCACCAGATGGCACCGTTGCGGAAGCGCGCGAGGGCCTCGGCCCACAGCTGATTGCGATCCCGTCGCAGCGCGTCCAGGTCGATCGTGCCGCAGCGCAGGGGCCAAAAGCGGCGGTTACCGGTCTCGTCTCGGAGGTAAGTGTCGGGATTGACGCTGCCGGCGAACACACACTGGCGCGGCACGTCGACGACGTAGCGTTCATACGGCGGCCGGTAACGATCGACAGTGCGCGACAGGAACGCCTTGATGCGTGAGACCTCGGCGCGGCTGATGGCGTCCAACTCGGCGATCTCGATGACCCACACGCCGCGCATTTGCTGGGCCGCGTCCTTGCTGCCGATCTCGGCAAGCTCGTCAGTGAACCACTCCTCACCGGCCAGCACCTTCAACGCTGTCGACTTCCTGGCGCCCTGCGGCCCCTCCAGAATGAGCATGTGGTCGGCCTTGGCACCCGGCCGCATGACACGGGCCACCGCAGAGATCATCCACAGAGCGGCGAAGGCGCGGTTCACGGGCGTGTCGTCGGCGCCGAGATGGGTCACGGCCCAGCGATCGAGACGGGCGATGCTATCCCATGCCAGGCCATTCAGGTAATCGCGGACGGGATGAATACGCACATCGCGCGCCACGGCCATGACGCTGCGGCTGACCACGACGGGTGTCACGTTGATCTCGCGCCGCTGCAGCCATTCGGCACAGCGCACGTCATCCGCAACGGTCCAAGGGCGCAGCAGCGGCAGGGACTGGTCGTCCCAGGGCAGCTCCCGGGCCACCACGATCTCCTGCCGGAACTCGTTGAACACGAGCGTGCCGGCGAACTGTTCGTCACAACTGAGCGCAGTGATGACGTTGGCTTCGTTGCGCTCAGGCGTGCCCGCCAGGTCCAAACGCAGCCGATGAGCCCACCGCGGGCGGATCGGCCGATGATGGATGTCGCCCGTGCTGTTCAGTCGCCGGCGCAGCTCGCCTACCTGTTTCTCCAGGATCGACACGGAGATACCCGTGGCCGTCTTGATCGCTGCGAGAACCTGGCGCTCCGGCAGGGGATCAAGATGCGCGGTGACCATTTGCCCGAGCAAGGCGCCCAGCGCAGCTACGTCCGGAGGCCTCCTCAGCTGACCTGCAGCCGCCTGGAACTCCGCAGTGGTGGTCGGGACGGTTGCCGAGATAACCGCTTCGGTTTGCACCTTGGCCGGATAGTCGACGATCGTCGCGCCACGACGCAGGTCGTCGTTGAAGTCGTCGCCGTGCAGCGGCAGCACGATGCGGTTTGGAATATTGGCGAGGCTCAGCCGGTCTGCCAGCGTCCCCGCAGCCTGATGCCCCACGTCGCCCGCATCGGCGAATATGCTTACGCGCGTGATGCCCGCCGGCCACTGCCAGCGCCGCAATCCATCGGCTGACAGGGCCGCCCAGGTCGGCACGCCGAAGATCGACTGCGCCGCCAGTGCTGTCTCGATGCCCTCGGCGATGCCGAGGTACCCATCCTCCCGCAACGCCGACAACCGGACGGAGCCGCCGGCGACCGCCGCCAGCATCTTCTTGCCCGGTGGCGCCTTGTCCGAGCCGTCCTCGAGCAGAAACGTGCGGTGAATGCCTCCTGTCGGCTCGCCGGCGCCATCGCGCACGACGGCAACCATGCCGGGCCAGCCGCGCCTGCTCTCGTAGTCCGTCAGATCTTCATGGAACAGCAGGTCGGGAGAAGCAGGATCCTGCAGACCGCGGCTCTGCAAGTACGTCTCTGCAACAGTCCCGGCGAGCGGGTGGCAGCCTTCGAGGATGCGTGCCACTTCGCGCGAGTGGTCCCGCTTTCGTGCCATGGCCAGCGCGACGCGCGGAGGCGAAGGCCGATCGAGCCGCGCCAGGCGAGCCGCTTCTTCGAATAGCGCGCGGTCCGACAGGCCGGTCGCGTAGTGGACGAGGTCGATCGGACCGGCAGATTCGCCAGTAGCATGATCGTAGCCCCAGCCTGCCCGCGGGCCACGCAGGTGGATGATGCAGGAACCATCCTTCTGCGGCGGCCGGCCCGACAAATCGGCACAGCGGAGTGCCTTCCTGTCAGACGTCCAGCGTGCATCGGGATAAAGGTCCGGCAACCAATCAGCCGCCGTGGCCGTCAGCCGCTCGCGGACCTGCGCAAGATCGATGCGTGCCGGCGGCTGCCACACATCGTTCAGGTCGATCATGCGAGGATTACCAGGCCCTGCTCGGCCCGCGTGATCACCGTATATAACCAGCGGCGCCGATCCTCTTCCGTACGGCCAAGGCCATCGTCCCAAACCACAACGTTTTCCCATTGTGAGCCCTGGGATTTGTGCCCTGTGATCGCCCAGCCGAACGTCGCCTCGACGAGGTGTCGCTTCTCCTTCCAGTCCCGGTCATGACGATTGCGATCAAATGCGACGTGGTCCTCGAAGTGCCCCTTGTAAAGTCGCAGCCGTCCCTTCTCGCCGTTCACGCCGGGCGGGCCGATCCGATTGCCCTCCTCGTCCGTCACCTGGGCCGAGAAGAAGAGGCTGCCTTCGTCGACGACTTCGTCGAGGGTCACGAACATGCCGTTGATCAGGCCGAGGTCGTTCTGATTCTTGAGACAGATGATCTTCTCGCTGGGGCCCGTCGGCAACCAAGTGCCACCGAAGCCCGCTGCTGCGCGCATCGCGGTGTTGAGCTGCAGCCTGGTCGCGTTCTTGCCGCAGATGACCTGCCCTCCCCGCAGGGCCTGCTCCGGTGTCACGTCCATCTTGCGCATCTTCCAGACGTGCGCATCGTGACAACCGAAGCCGATGGGTTCCCCCTGTCGAGCCATTGTGGCGAGTCGAATGATGGCGCTCTCGCCGGCCTGCCGGTGGATTTCTGTCAGCATCACGTCCGGTGGGTCGCGCGTGAAGGCACCTTCTCCATGGATCGGCGGCAACTGACCGGGGTCGCCCAGCACCAGGATCGGCTTTTTGAAGCTCAGCAGGTCGCGTGCCATCTCCTCGCCTACCATCGAGACCTCGTCGAGAACGATCAGCCGGGCATGCGCCGCATCGCTCTGTGGGTTCAAAGCAAAGCTCGGCTTCTTCATCCCGGACAGAGCCAGGCGCATAGCTTCGATCCCAGCTTCTGCGGCCGTCCTGTCGAAGCCGGTGAGCGTCCGCGCCTTCTTCTCGGCCTCCTCGATCTTCTCGACGGCGGCGGCCACTTCCTCTTCGGTGGCGGCGATGACGCTGTAGATCAGGCTATGGATGGTCTGGGCGGGCGTTCCCTTACGCCGCAGGACGAGGGCCGCCTTGCCGGTGAACGTCGCGGTCACGACGCCCGGCACGCACGACCCACCGGTGCGATCGCTGCGATGCGGGTCGAGCCCCAGCTCATCCAAGGCGAACTTCAAGACGGTGGACTTCCCGGTGCCGGCGTAGCCAAACAGCCGAAACACCTGCTGCTCGTGCGAGCGGTTTCGGAACCAGTCACCGATCGCAGCGATAGCGCGGGCTTGTGTGTCAGAGGGAGTTACGGTCATGCCGGATCTCCCCAGCAGCGTCGTGCATAGGGGCACCAGCGACAGAGATAGAAGTCGGGACTAGCCGCAATTCGCGGTGGCAGCTCGCCGATCTCGGCGGCCCGGATTACCTCGACGGCCTTGTCCGACAGAACCTGGGCGACGGCCACATCGAGCGCTGCGAACTCATGATGGAGTTCCTGACTATCCTTGTTCAGCACTGTTAACAGGGCGGCCTCCAACTCCATGTAGGCCATGTAGAGCTGCAGTTGGGCGAAATAGATGGGCTTGGAAAGCCTTACGCCCCGCCGCACCGTGTCGGACCAGGACTTCGCATTCAGTGCCTTGTGTTCCCACAAGACTGGCCAGGCGACACCGACATCCGGGCCACCAACGATGACGCCGTCGATGTGACCGCGAATGCGCCCGTTTGCAGCGGCGAAGCCGAACTGCTCGCCGTCACGGCGGTGTGTCCGCAGGTCGAAGCCCGCAGATCGCAACCAGCGAGTGGACAACGTCTCGAACTGGTGGCCGGCGTCGAAGATCCGCAGCGTACGGCCGTCGAACCCCTTTCCGATATCGACGTCGGCATGGGCGTATTCATAAGCCAGCTTGCGTGCACAGGGCTCGCCAATGCGACTGCCGCCCAGGTAGTCCCTTGGAGCCTGCTGTCGATTGCGGTCGATCAGCGCCGCGTCGATCAAAGCGTTGATGCGATCGCCTACCGGCAGCAGGGATGACGTACCGTAGACGGCGTGAGAGCCATGGTTGAGGTCGAGCATGGCCGGCTCAAAACGGAATCGGATCGTCGAATGCCGTGCCGGTACGCTCCTTTACCGCGCCTTGGCGTTGCATGCTCTCGACGAAGCCGGTCACGGCCGCTTCCAGCAGTTGTTCGATCTCCGATGCGGTGCGGTGGTAAAAGACGCCCATCAGGCCGAGCTTGGTCAGGGTCTCTGCGAACGGCTTGCGCGCGTCCTTCAGCGCCTGCACCTCGCGGGCTGTCTTGTCGATCATTCCATCGTTCTCCTTGGCCAGCGCAGCGCCTGCATCGAGGCAGCGCATCGAACAGAAGCGGTAGGAGGGAAAGCGGTCCCGTCGCAGGTGGTGCACGTAGCCGAAACCGCGCTCCTCACGTCCGCACCAGGCACACGGATTCAGGCCAGCAGCAGTTGGGATAGGGGGCCCGCCTCGCCTGGTCTGCTCCTGATCCGCTCCATACCCAGCACGACGAAGCGGGAAATGGCGCTCATGGCCAAAGCCTCCAGCTCCACGAGCGTCAGCGCGGAAATGGGCTGGTGCAGGCGACCTCTTGCTTCGAGCCAACCGCCGATAGCCCTTGCCGCCTCCCGCGTCATGTATGCCTGCCATTCGTCGTCACTCATGGCGTCAGCCATTGAGCCAGGACGGTCCGGCCGGAGCGGAAGGCGACGGTGCCGACAAGGAGGTGGATGTAGACGGCGAGTTCACTGGTTGCGCCGTCCATGGCTTGTCGGTCACTGGCGGCGCCGTGTTCCAGGCGGGCGCCTGCGAACCTGCGGGCTGTTGCTTGCGAGCGCGAGCTTTCACCGGATCAGCCGGCACGATCTCGCCGCGCATGATAGGTCCGTGGGTCGGCTCACCAGGGAGCACCACGTTCGCGAGCTTGTTGGCATCCTTGTATTGCGGGTCCGAGGACGGCTCGATCATGACGCGCGCGGCGAACACGATGCCGTCGAGCTGCTTCAGGCCTTGCAGAACCCGCTTCTGCTTGGCGCCAGGGCTCTCGTCGCGGGGATCGAGGCCGAGCGCGCTGTCGATCATGGCGCGGAAGGTTGCCTTTGAGATGTTCCAGCCCTTCGACTGGCCCTTGTCGTCAAGCTTGCCGCCAGACACGGTGAACATCTGCCAGAACTTGCGCCGGGCGAACGGCCCTTCGATCACGGTGAACTCGCAGTCGAGCAGCTTGGCGTCGCTCGACCGAGAGGCCTTGAGCAGCCCGGCGTCCATCGGCATTGCACCGTTCGTGCCGCCCGGGCGGATGTTCATGCGCAGCTTGGCGAAGGTGCCGTCGGGGATGAGGTCGCCGGTCGGCGGCATCTGCGGGCCGGCGTCGTTCATGTCGTACATGGTCGTTCTCCTTGTCGGTCAGGTTGTCAAAGCGGGTGCACCGTGACGCGGTGCGGCAGGTGAGAAGGCAGAGCCCCGGTTGATCTTTGCCAGCAGTGCGCCGAGGTCCGGCGGCTCAGTCACGTCGAGGCGCCCGGAGCGGTCCTTGGCAGGCAGTCCAAACGGGTTGCCTGCACGGCACACCAGCCGGCGCTCGGTTGCCCGTTCGTCGAGGACGTAGTTTCCCTCGCTGTCACGGGTGAAGAGGTGCAGCGACATCACCTGGTCCACGATGCCGGGCAGCTCACGCCCGGTTCGGGAGCCCTCCATCTGGGGCTGCCAGGTGACTCCGTGGGTCTCGTCGGTCACCTTCTCCAGCACGCCCACGAAGATCACGGTCTTGGCCGGCGCATGTTGCAGGTGCTTCAGCGCCTGGATGACCTCCCGTCCGAGCAGCCCGTAGGCGCCCCGGACATCCGGCTTTCCGGTCCGCTCAGAGAAGGCTTCCGGCTGCTGCCGGGCGTAGACCATGGCCTGCCGCGAGAGATCGGTGATCGAGTCCACGAACACGATCGTCTTCGAGGCGAGATATTCTTCGACGCCAGTGCCGGCATAGATGCCGCGCACGTGCTGGTGATGGTGGGCGCTATACCAGGCATTGGGATCGGCGGCGGGATCGGGACCGCCGATCAGCACGGCGAGATCGCGGAAGTCGGGGAAGCTTCGGACCGGAATGCTGCCGCCCGGCCAGTCCTGCACCGACTTCATTCCTGCCTCGAGGTCGAGGCAGACGGTCTCGGCCGGCGGCAACGACTTCAGCATGAAGGTCTTGCCAGATCCCGGCGGGCCGAAGATGGCGAACGAGGTCTTGTTGTTGGCGGCCGAAAGCCGTTCGTCGGCGGTTACGATGCGTACGGGCACGAGATGCTCCAGAGGTTGAGGGAGGTGGGAGACGGCGGGGCTTTGACCGGGTGCCGAAGAGGTACCTGCTCGTCCTTGCGGATCGAGCTGCCCCGCCGTTGGATCAGCTCCTCTCGCCGGTGAGCGAAAGTCGGATGGTCTGCTTGCCGGTATTCACCGTGCGCGCCGGCGCGAACGCTGCGCGGATGCTGTCCGGCCAGGCGGTGTACTTGCGCTCAGGCACCTTGATCGCGATGTCGACGTACTGGGCAGGGTCATCGCCGCTGGCGCGGATGCGCTCGACCATGGCTGCAATGAGATGCTGGTCCCAGTCGACCTTCTTCGGCAGGTCCGCGACCACCGTGACGCCGTCCTGCTCGAACCGCACGGTGCCGGTGTCCTTGCCCGCCTCGTGGCGCAACGCCTGGGCGCGGTCTGCGAAGCGCAACACGATCGCGGCGTCGATCCATTCCTTGAGCTGCTTGCTGGCGTCGAGTTCCGCGGCGGCGTCCTCCTGCAGCAGCGCCAGGTGCTCGACCGGAAGCATCGCGATCTCGCCGATAGGCTTGTGTCGGATCTCCTCCATTCTCGGACGATTGGTCGTTGCTTCGGTCACGATGCGACCTCCTTCAAAAGGGCGGATGAAAGAGACTGTGGGATCTTGTCGGCTTGCAGCCGCGCGATCGCGAGGTAGGAGAAGTTGTCGGGCCCGTTGCGCCGCTGAACGAGGTGGACCAGCCCTTCCTCGGCCGCCCACCACGCTCGGCGTGCCACGCGGTTCAGTTCGCGTCGCCTGTGCCCTTCGAATGATTGGCTGCAGTCGCCCGCATCCATGGCGAGAAGGCCACGGTGGTATTCCAGCCTGTCGCCTGTGCTGGCGTGAGCGAGCCAGGTGCCGAACTGGATCGCGTTGACGAGAAGGGCTCCGCTCGCACTCGTCGCAGGAACAGAGCTGCTGCTCACTGCGCCACCACCGCCGGCTTCGCGGCCGGCACGGGATGGCAAACTCGAGCCTTCTCGAAGGCCTGAATGTCCTCAAGCCGGTACATGATCCGGCCGCCGATCTTCAGGAACGCCGGCCCCATTCCGTCATGCCGCCAACGTTCCAGGGTGCGGTGACTGATGCTCCAGCGCCGCGCCAGCTGCTTGCTGCCAAAGCATTCAATCCGCTCCATCGTCTCGATCACTCCCATCTGCTGCATGGGCAAAGGATCGATCATCGAGGGGTGGGATGTCGTTTGGCTGCCGGGTGGGAAGAACCGTGGGAAATGATGGGCCGAAGGGTGGGAAAGAGGTGGGAGGGCCTCCCACCCCGTGTGGACAACTGTTTATCCGCGCTGCCAAACGGCAGCTGACCCCATTGCCCGCTCGCGCTGAACTCTTGCCTGCGCCGCATGCTCAGAAGCTTGAACAGGCCGCGGAAAAACTCTGACCCGCGTTGCCGCTCCAGATCGTCTGAACAGGCGAACGCGCCCGGGCTCCGGCGATAGCATCGTCACGTTCATCCGATACCCACCGTTGCCGTTGGCTTCGATCAATTGCCGCCAAACCGGCTTGTGCCTGAATAGGTCGACCAGCCGCAAGGAATTGGCTTTGGCCTCGGTCAAGAGCTGCTGCGCTTCGCACCAAGGTTCGCCCTTCTCGCGAGAAGCCTTCAGCAATCGCAGCACGGCAGCTTGCTTCTTGCCGAACTTGTGCCATGCGCCGCCGAACAGCACCCGCGTGAAGTCATCGTTGTGCCAGTTCTCGGCTGCCGTCGGTGGTGCAGCTGGCGCCGACGTTGCCGCATGCTCCGTTTCGAAGCGGTCCCGTTCCTCGCGCGTCACGATCAGGTCGTCGCGGCGCACGACTACGCCAGGCACATCCGTCCTGATGTGCAGATATGTGCTCGGCTCCTCGGTACGAAACGCGCGAACCTCGGCCTGCCCGTCGCGAAACACCTCGAGCAGACTGCTTCGCGGCAACGGTTGCGGACCGGTCAGTATCGGTAGGTCGTGCAGCACTCGTTGCGCACCCTCCCAGATGCCCGACTCCGCAGGCAGGTCGACCACGAACACCGACAGCTGCAGCATCTCGTCGAGGGCATAGTCTTCGAGATCAGATACAGCCATCGACCATCGCTTGGCGATCTCGGGCAAGCGAAACCAACGCTTCTGCGGCAGTGGCACGTTCCCCTCCGTTGTCTCTTTGCGTCAAACAGTCATGGCGCACGCGAATTAGCCCCTCAGCGTCATCGCGTGCCCATGCCGTGGTCCTAATGCACGAGCCCGTATCGATGCAGACGAATTTCGATGAACGTCGCGGACACGCCGAACCGTTCGCCGAGGTCGATCAGCAATCCCTCGATTCGGCTGGGATCGCTTCTCCTGCACAGGACTGGCTCGCTCTCGCCCGCATCGAATAGAGCAAGACCAGACGCGACCGAGTGGCGGACCAGTTCCCGTTGAAGCACCGAGCGTGGAACCAGAAGCGCTCCCATGAACTCGTTTGCCCGGAACTCGCGCCAGTCCGTTCCCTTGTGCCCAGGCGATTCGAGATGGCTTTCGTCTGGTGTCACCATCGCGAAAGCAGGCTTGCCCGCTTGACGCAGCATGGACGGACCATCGAACACAGCATGGCCAAACTCATGCGCGATGGTCGATCGCTTGAGATAGTCTCGATCGGCGATCAGCTCGGCGTTCACGCTGATCAGCACCACGCCCGGCACTGCCGGATCGGCTTCCGTAACCCCCAATGCCTCGCGGCCGGCCCCATCGCGAATGGTCCTTTGCAGGTCCCAGTGCATCGAAACAGCGATGCCGTTGACGCGCATGCTCTTAGTCGCGCGCGTCACGCGGTCCAGGTCCAGGAGCGGTACATTCGGCCTGGGCGTCAGCTGACGACGCACTTGATTGGCCACGCTCCAGATCTGCTGCGCCTTCATCGGCAGTGGCTCTTTGCCGGGGCCAACGTAGGGGTAGGTGATTTCCAGTGTCACCGGGTCCTCCCAACCGCTTGTTGCCGGTAGACGGCGATCACATCCTCGGTCCGCGACCGCAAATCCGGCGGCAAGCGTCTGGCCGCTGCGAACACCTCGTCGGTCGGCAGGTCGAGCGCTCGCGCCAATGCCGTCATCAGCCGATCCGGCGGCGGGTTTTCCCGCTCGCGCTCAATGCGCGACAGGTAGGCAATGGAAATGTCGACCCGCCGCGCCAGTTCGGTGAGGGTCATCTCCCGCTCTTCACGCTCGCGGCGAAGGTACTTTCCGAAGGCCAC